GGGGATTTAGTGCACTTTGCACAAATCAGCTTATCAACATGGAACTAATTTCGCCATTAAGTTGATCTACTGGATCTATTGTTACGCTGCCGGGATTGTACCTCTGCGTCTCTTGCGGCTGCGATTTTGCGTTTGTACACCCTGGCTGCTCGGTTCACGGCCTGTATTCTCCTCTTGTGCTGCCTCCGCATCCACGATGTCGCCATCAACAACGACATCAACGACCACTGGTGTTGCTGGTTTGGGTGCTTGGCATAGAGGAGCTTCAAGTATTTCCTTGAGCGTCCGGGTTGTAGCCAGCCATTCACTGAATAGATTCCTGTCAAATTCCGGTAACATATGTTCAAATTCCACATCCATCCATCCATCATCATTTCCATTGGGGAATTGGACTGATTCGTCAAACTTAGACCACCAAGTACCGACTCCAAGACATGGAGCTCTCCTTGGGGGTTCATGCATAAGCACCTGTTGACAAAGTTGTCCGATGACGGGTGTGTTACGATCTGTTGCCAGGTACGACATGGACTTTTCAACCAACTTGTCTTCAGGTCGCACATTATCCGGTAAACGGACCGTTGTATGAAACTTGGACAGTTGTCTTTTAACGTCGCACATACTATCAGGACGTCCATACCAGACTTCCGGTGAATAGTAGCGTGCCAGAAAATTGACTCCTCGTTGCCCTCTTTCCACCACAGCGGCCTCCAAAACAAGTCCGACTCGTTTAGCGGCCCACATATGATTTCCTGTGGGCAAGTCAGCATCAATGCCATCATCACCGAGATGAAGTCCCAATTTTGAGAAAGCTTCCTTTGGGCCGAATCTGCGGCCCGACGAGGTGACGACGTTTCTGAATCCAAGATATGCTGTGAATGCTGCTCGCAATGTCTGTGAAACGCTGGTGTCTGCGCTCCCAGATCCATGTGAAGGTCCTTGTTCAAATGTTGTTCCATTAGGCAAAACTCCAAAATTATCAGAATTCCTCTTCAACACTTCATTCAGTCCAGTGCGGTGATGTTTAAAGGCCTTCATAAACACCGCCCGATCTACTTCCCGTAATTTGTAAGAAATTGTTCCATCCATGCGATGGTAATCACTGATATTAACATACTCCTCAGCATTAGAGCATATCTCAGCTACACGATTCGCAATGGTCAATGGGTTCTTTCCGGGTCCGTACCACGGAAATTGCTTGAGATGTTCAGATAAGGCAAGTGCATACGTTCCCAGTTCCAACTTGTCGAGATCATCATAAGTTGAAATATTTCTAGGATCCTTCACGCCCGCATATGCTTCAGCTTTAATGAAACATCGCAAAACGCGGCTCGTATGCATACCTGCTACAACTGCTTTCTTCAAAGACAATTTCTGGGCAGCACTGGTTTGTTTCGATTCCACCGTCTCGAAACCTACTGGTTCAAGGATGCACCCGCATAATACGAGCTCCACAAACTCGTTTATGCACCGGTCTACGAAACCATCCGGTCGAGGTTCTTCTTTCTTCAAAGAATTAATCCTACCCTCAACACATCTTCGTTCTCCGGCATCATTCGCAACTGGAGCAAATGCTTCATGGACTAATGGACTCATGAACGCTTGCAGTTTTGGCTTAACATCAGGGTCAAATTGTTTCGGTTCAAATTGGTATGCCCTAACTCCCTGTTGCACTGGATAAACGGTTGGAACTGGTCTGTCTTGAGCATGACGATAATACTCAGTCAATACAGCAGAAGATGGTCTATCTTCTTTACCAATCCAACTCGCCGTTGTTGGCAACATGAGGTTTGACGTTCCCAATCTGGCTGCAGCAGCAACGGCTGCATCCAGCTTCGATTCAATGGTGGCACAGAGCAGCGTTGAAGGCCTGGCCGTTGTGACCATGGCTTTGTTGCCCTGTATGACATTGAACCTAATGAACTTTCCTCCATCAGTTTCAATAACAGGATTGAAACGTGATAACTCCCTGGATCCAGTTGTAAGCCATTGGGCCAACATTGCAGCAATACCGCTGTAGCTGGCCAAAGGCACTAACAGAATCAACTGCCGGTGTCTTCCAATTTGCTTGCGCTCCACGGCGTAGGTGATAAGATTATAGGTGATACCCATAAATTTCTTAGTCGCCTTTAATGAGTCCGTTGAGTAGTCCCAAAGTTGGTGGCAGTACTGGCCGCCTCCAGCCACCTTGGTCTCTAACTCCCCTTTCTCATTAAACCAGAAACTTGTCTCATCCTCAGCAGATGAACACGCAGCTTCTGGAACAACCGTGTAGATGAGATGCGCCCTGGGCTCCTCGCTAATTACTTCCGGCATATTGCGGTAGTAGTTAACATCACAGTCGAACGCAATGTCGTCTGCTAGAGGTAAGTCCATTCGGTTCTCAACCTTCGTGTCCTTCGTCCAATACGTCTGCCGAGTCCCTTTGTAACCCTTACGTTGATCCGATTTAGACATCTGAACAACGAATAGTTCACTCCCTGCGCGAGCAGCCACAGCTGTGGCTATGTCTCGTGCGCTGGTCCTCAAGGCAGCCGCCGTTGGGTGCGTGTGTCCCGGTGTACGCTTTACCGGGGCACAGCTGGTTTGCGCAAAGGCGTCTAAAACAACGTCTGACTCAGTTGGCAGATCGTCGGACAGCACTTCGCACAGCATGGATAGAGTCCCTCTCCAATCCACGCTCTTCAATGTCTCGTATGCAGCGAACGCTACAATGGTTCCTGCTCCGCAATATAAAACTGTTCTGCGTCGAAACATCGGTGACGTGTGATTA